TGGGGCGTGTCCTGAAAGCGAACCTGAGCGGCGTGGGCCAGGGAAATGAAGTGCTCGCTGACGTTGAGCAAGCCGTCCAGGCGAGGCAACAGGGCCACGTCCTGACGGTTATAGTCGAGGTATGTTCCAACGTCCGTGAAGAACGTGTCGTGGCCGTCAGGGAGGTCCACCTTCGTTTCACCGAGAGCGGCCTCAGCAACGTAGCCCAGGCCCTTCGAGGCGAGCTGGCCGTTCTTCAGCACCCACAATTTCTCGAAGCCCGTCATGAGGTCGAGGCAGGCACGACCGCCGATAGGTTGGTCCCAATCCCCGAAGTCGTAGCGGATTCGACGGGTCGGTGAGAGCGTGGCCGGATCGAGGCCACAGGCTCGCATCCGTTTGACGATTTGCTGAATGTCCGCCCATTGGAGAGCCCAACCAACGATGATGTCGGGATCGAGTCTGTTCAGATGAGCAACAAAGTGTTCGAGAAGTGAGCGTTCATCCTTGAACGCCATGAATGGCGTGTCGAAGGTGACTCGGCTCTTGCCTTCAGGGTGATTCTTGCACTCAATGAATTGGTGCTTCCCTGGCTCGATTTCATCAGGCTTCTGCACCCACAGGAACATTCGCTCGGTGTAGCTATCGAACAGTCCGAGCATGGTGATTTCACCCGACTCGACCATCCACTCGCCGTCGAGGTATGCCTTCCTCCAACGGTAGTGCGGGATAGGCTCAGGTTGGTCGGCCAGGACTCGATTCACCCAGGGAATGTTGCCCTCCCAGGTCAAGCCGTGGTAGTCGCGGGTGAATTGCCGCACGTCCCCAGGGAGGTCGAAAAAGAGCTTCGTCAGCGGCTCGCCATAGACACCACGGTAGCCGTCTTCTTCGCTGATCCACCGCCGAGGTTGGCCCCCAACGGCGGACGACTCGATGAAGAGGTAAGGTCTGACCGAGCTGATGGTGCGCTCCTGTCGCTCGTCGGTTTCAGGGTCGCGGAACCGCACCTTGACGGAACGACCTCGGAGCTGTTCGACAAGCATACAGACACATCGAGGGGTTCGGGGTCATTCAACCTGACGGCCACGGGGCCTGGTCGTGATGTTCAGCTTCTTCAGCCAATAGTCAATTGTGACCGCGCTTACACCCTGGTCGCCAGCGATCTCAGCCATCGTGCGCTTCTTGGTGATGTATTCCTCGAAGAGCCACTTCGCATCCTTGTAGTCGGGGTTGGCCGAAATCTTCCCGAATCGGACGGACACGAAAAAGTCGGTCGAGCACGTTTCACATGAAACGTCGGCTCGCACGTTCTTCATCGGAACGACGAGTTCGTGGTGGGCGGTCAGCGTTTCTCGGCAGCTTGGGCAGGTCAATGTTGTTTGGTTCATGGTGTTCACCTCATTTTGGTTCAAGAGCGGACTCTTTGCAGTTCGGACACACGCGCTTGCGGGCGATGGAGGCGAGCATTTGATCCGCGCTCCACCCACAATTGCGACATCGTGCAGCGTCCCACTCAGGCATGAAATCACCTCAGCACCGACGCCTGGAAGACCCAGCCGGACGTGTCGGCGTCGAGGATCAGGCGAATGCCCTGGCCTTCGGGTCGGAAGTCAATGAAGCGGAGCGTGATGTCGCCGTCGAGGTGCTTCAGCACGTTCTCAAGGCCACCCTCGAAGGTCGAGTCCCAGGGTTCCGCATCGGAGGCAATCTCCCATGCGGTCACGGTCTGTCCCTTCAGCTCGTCGCCCGTTGCGACGGCGATGGTGTCCCCGTCGAAGGTGAGCGTGTAGCGGTTGAGCTTCTGACCGTTCATCTGGTCGCAGCGGAACGCCTCGAACAGCTCGGTCGCGTTCACCGTCCAAGTGAAGAACGGAGCGCGGGTCGTGCCGTCGCGCATGGTGTACCCGCCCACGGGGTCAATCTGTCCGGCCAGGCCGTTGCTCTTCGACTCCCACTCCCCGATTGTGTCGGTGCTGTGCGGGAACGCCAAGCCGCCTTCGTCGGCAATCAGCGTCGTCTGCTTCGAGCCGGACTTCACCAGGAGCTTGTTCCCGCTGAGGGTCAGCTTGACGCTGGAGCCGTGGAACTTCAGCACACCCTGGAGCCGGTCAATGTCGGGGATTGGGATTGCACCCTCACCCGTGGCGGCAACGCGGAAGTGCGAAAGGCTCGTCTTCCCGTCGCGCACCAGGCTCGTCGTCGAGCAGGCGTCGTCCTTGAAGCGAAGCATCGCCGCAATCACCTGATCCTGGGGCTTCCCAGCAACGGTCTGCGTCCGGCGCGTCATGTTCAGCAATCGGTTCAGCGTGTTCGTGTGGATTTCCATTGTGTTCCCTCCGGTCATGCTCGCCACTCTCCTTCGGACGTGCCGTGGATGCGGGCGAGTTCCTTAATCACCGAATCGAGGTCGTGGCTGACGCCGCCCAGGGAGGCGAACTCGGTGAACATCTCATCGAGAGCGGTGAAGACCTCATCGAGCTTCTTTGCGAGCTGGTCGTTGAGAGCAGACAGGGCCTCGACCTTCTCTTCGAGGTTGGCGATCACGGTTGCGGTTTGCTCGTCCACGTTCACCACCTCAGTTCGGGGAAGCCGAACCACTCAACCTGGCCGTCCTTGACGCGGAGGATGGTGCGCTCTTGACCCACCATCTCCATGCCTCGACCCTTGATTTCCTCGACCTTTGCCTTGATGACCCACTCGCCGTCGTCCAGGGTCTTGTCCCCATAGACGCCAGCCGACTGATCCGCCTTCTTCATGTAGCGGCCCATGAAGAGCTGCTGACTGACGATGCGTTGTGTGCCGTCCACCCATTCGGGCTTCTCGCCAACCTTCATCATGCCCTTCTGACCGTTGCCCAGGTCAGCGAATTGCTTGTCGTCCTTGAGGTGGAAGGTGAAGAACACCTTGTCCACCGGCAGGCCGTGAACCCTGGTGATGGTGTCGCGGAACAATTGGTTGCGGGTGCGCCATTCCTTCTGATTGAAATTGTCGCCCTCTTCCTTGATGACGCCACGCCGAAGCAAAATGTCCGTCATGGCGAACTCGCACCACTTCATGTAGGTTGATCCACCGTCGAAGATGACGGCGGCGAAGTCGTCGGGCGACTCGCTGATTTCCTCAGCCATCAGGTTCACGAAGGCCTGGGTCTTGTCGATGAGAGCAGCCCAATTCACACTCATGTCCTCGTTGAAGATGGAGTCGTCCGTTTCATCGAAGATGGGGACAATCAGGATCGACTCGTCCCCTGGGTAAATGTGGTGAACCGTCTGAACCGCGCTATTGTCGAAGTCAAAGATGACGACCTTCTTTCCGTCCTTGATGTCGTCCTCGTTTCGAGCCAGCTCCAACGCGAGGCCGGTCTTGGCGGTGTTCTCCTTGCCGACCAGGGCCATCCGAAGCTGCGGCTTGGCCGTGCGCTTCTTTTGGAACAGACCACGGTAGTAGTCGATGCCGTAGCTTGGAGCGTCCTCAGACGGGGATTGGGCCTGGCCCGCCGAAGCGGCCTTGCCTCCGGTGTTGCCCCAGGCAGACATCAGGCATCCCACCCGTCGCTACCTTCGTCGGAGTCGTCCGCAGCCTCAGCCGCCGTTGCGCCGATGGCGTCGCAGACCCACCAGCCGGTCGTGTCGAGGCGGGCTTCGCCGTCACGGGAGGCCCATGCACGGCCAACCAGGACGATCTCGCTGCCCACACCGAAGTCAATGAGGTGTTCATGCTCCGTGGGAACGTACACGTCCACCGCAGGGGCGGTGCTGGTGATGTCGAGGTCGCCAACGGTGACGATGTAGCCACCCTTTTCACGCGGGTCAATGTGGACGACCTCGCCGTGGAGGGCGGTCAGCTTGTCCCAGCGTTCCTTCGAGTCGGCCCACTTTGCGATGTGCTCAGGGAGCAGGTCGAAGGAGGGAAGGAACTCGCCGTTGGGCCACACGCCACCGACCAAATCCACCACCGATCCGGCGGGACCGTTGGCCGTCACCTGGAAGGGCGGGCCGCTGAAGATGGTCGCCAGGGAGTCGTCGGCGTGGAAGGTGCTGACGCCAGGCTTGGCGTAGCCCACACCGTTCTTCCCCATGCGGACGGCGATGCGCCCTGGGACGAAGGTGGGTTGGAAGTCCTTCGCCAAGTCGCCCTCGAACTTCACGTCGATGACCTCGATTGATCCACCGTTGCGGCGACCGAGGAAGGTGCAGGTGCGCTCCGGCTCGGAGGTGCGGCGGGCGCGTCCGAAGGTCGGGTTGGCGTCCCCGCTCGGCCAGGTCGGGCGGTTGTTGTTCTCGATGAGGCAGAACCACGTCGTTTCGTCCAGCGACTCGCAGAACTTCGGCAGTTCGTTGATGGTGATTTCCGCCGACTCGGACTCCAGGGAGCCGGTCTTGAAGGACGGGTTGATGGTGTGCGTGTACGAGCCGTCGAGGTTGTCCTCAACAATGCTGACGAGGCCCTGCTCGACGAGCATCACGCGCTGGTCGTTGTCCATCGCGGAGAGCTGCGTCTTCATCTTGGAGTAGGCGTTCTTCGCCCAATCCTTGTAGCGAGGGACGCTCACAAACATTCCTTCGATGACCTCCGCGCCGCTCTTTTGCAGTTTGGCGGACTCGGCCTTGAGCTGGCGTCCGGCAACGCGGATCGCCAACACTTCGCAGGCTTCGCCATCCTTACCGGAGGCAACCCACGCCTCACGGTTCTCGGCCAGGACGGCTCCAATTCGTTCTTCGAGCGTCGCCACAGGGACGCCCAGGTTCTTTGCTACGGTGTTCTTCAGCTCGGTGCTCATGTTCTCATGCTCCGGTAATTCACCGGAGTAGCCCCACCCTTATGAGGGTAGCGGTCAAAGACTTCAGGGCTTGAAATCAGGATGCCGTGAACCATCTGAACCTTCGTTATCAATGTTGAAAGAAGGAGGCTGCTCGTCATCTTCGGCATCCATCGCGTGAACCGCCTGGTGAGCATAGATGGTCCGCCACAGGGCCGTCATTGGGGCCACCGCCACGAAGTCGCAGGTGTCGCACGTCGCCAAGCCGACGATCTCGTTGAAGCACATGGCCTCACCAATCTTGACGACGGGGATGCGCTCGCCGATCTCGTACACGACGCCATCCGAGCTAATCCAATGTGGGATGAAGTCGTCCACGAACATGACCCTCACAACGCCGATGAATCCGACGATGCTTCAAGGGTGATGCCCCATGCTCATAACCATTCACCGTGCGAGCTGGCGGCAGAAGTGGTGAGCGACGATGAATGGATCAACACCCATGATGATGTCGCGCTCGGCCTCGATGGCTGCGTCAAGCACGACGACCTTCTTTGCAGGCGAGGCCGGTGAGTCGAGGGCGAAGGTGAGAACCTGGCGCACACGTTCCCTGGTGAGCGACGGACGACCACCAATCAGGAGCTTGGCTCCTTCGAGCATGGCCTTCTCGTTCATGCACACCTTGAGGAAGCGGTTCACGTCGAAGCCACCGTGTTCGAGGGCGTCAATGAACTTCCGCCGATCCTTCTCCGACAGGTAAGCCGCCTTTTGGAGCGCACCGAGGCTGTTCCGAAGGTCGCCCTTGTGGTGCTTGGCGATGGTACGGATGGCGTGGTCGTCCACCTCGACGCCCTCATGTGCGGCGACCAGGGCCAGGCGACGGGCGACAAGCTCGCTCTCGATTGGCTCGAAGGTGCGAACCTGAGCGCGGGACTGAAGCCACGGACTGACCTTCGACAAGTCGTTGCAGGTCAGGATGAAATAGCCCTGAGCGTCCTCAATGACGCCCTTCAGCGCGTCCTGGGCCTGGGGCGTGAGGCGATCTGCCTCATCGAGAAAGAACAGGGTTTCCCATTGGCCGACACGGGACATGGGGATGATGTCTTCCTCGACGAACTCGATGCCCCGCTGACGCTTCGACGAGGCGTTGAACTTGTGGAGTTGGTAGCCCAGGGCGTCGGCGATGATGTGGGCCAGCGTCGTCTTCCCCGTCCCTGGTTCGGGACTGTGAAACAGGAAGTGTTGCATCGGAGCCTGGCCGGACAAGATT